ATCCAGACGATGATGGTTACATGCCGCCAGAAATAGGCGAAGTTGTAGAGCCATCGCCAACCCAGGTCTCTGACGAGCCAGCGCCATAGATTATCGTATAAATGGCTGGTAAAATGCCCTGGGTGGAGGTCATAAGGTGAAATGATTAATGACCAAATGACACGCGAGCATTATGTCAACCTTAGAAAGGTTGATTCCTTCGCTAAGCAAAGTTCTTAGCAAGCGGTTCGCGTCGAGGATATGATTTATGGAAGAAACAGCCAAGCAGGCGGCGGATGTCGTTGCAGCTACAGTCACATTCAGCAGCCTGCTAGGTTTTCTACCACCCCTAGCAGCTTTCGTAACGTTGATATATACGCTCATTCGAATTTATGAAACCGATACCGTCCGAGGAATCCTTAATGGAAGAAACTCCGATCCGGGTGAGCGAAGAATCGACGATTCAGATACCCCTCCGTAACCTACTGGGATTACTGTTTGGCACCGCCGTGGGTGTACTTGGATACGCAGAATTAAATAGCCGTATCACCACGCTAGAACACGGACAAACGATTCAAGACATGACCATTCGTGAGAACGCATCCTTCGTTCGCGAATGGCCGTTAGGGCTTCGTGGGAGCCTGCCTGACGATCTTATTCAAGATGCTAAGATAATGTCCCTAGAGGGACGTGGCGCTGAAGTAGATCGCATGCGTGAGCGTATGAACGAGCTTCAAATCGCAATTAACAAAACAAACGGAGTCGATGAGACTCAGAACCAAAAAATCGAAACAATATTTGATATTTGGAACAATCAGCTAAAGGAGTAAAAAAATGGGCTTATTTGAATATGTTGAAATGATCAGTGTTGTAATCGCTGCGGCTTCTAGCATTGCGGCTGTTACGCCTACACCGAAAGACGATGCTCTTGTGGGTAAGGTGGAAAAAGCGTACGGAAAAGCGTACAAGGTTCTAGACCTGCTCGCGCTTAACGTGCTGAAAGCGAAAGACAAGTGAATAAATTGCGGGATATGCTGAAAAGGCATGAGGGCGTCAAGTCTCATGCCTATGAGTGTTCAGCAGGAAAGATCACTGTTGGCGTCGGAAGAAACATCGACCAGGATGGCGGCATTGGGCTGAGTGACGATGAAATCGATTACTTACTTGATAACGATATTGTTCGATGTATCCAAGAGCTTAATCAAAATTTTGGATGGTTTAATTCTTTGGACGATGCTCGCCGCGATGCTGTTATCAACATGTGCTTTAATCTGGGCATCTCTCGTTTTGCTGGCTTCAAAAATGCTTTAGCTGCAATGCAGAGCGCTGACTACGAAACAGCCGCTGATGAGTTCTATGATTCGCGCTGGGCTAAACAGGTAGGCAATCGAGCGATTGAAGTGTGCGAGATGATTCGCACTGGGAAATACAAGGACTAAAAGAAAGGGGACCCGAAGGTCCCCTGGAGCAAGTATCGCAGAAGGGGGCTGCGATGGATTAATCATAACACACAATTAACTATTGTACACGTCATCTTTTTCCTGTATTCTGTCATTGTTTTAAATAACAGGAGCAAGAGATGCATCAATCTGATGAGACAGCAGAGTTATTTGCAGCAATGGCAAAGGCTCAGGCTGAAATCAAGAATCCCGGCAAGAACACTAAGAACACGTACTACAAAAACGAGTACGCTGATCTAACGTCCGTTCTGAACGCCATACGACCCGTTGCAGCGGCGCACGGGTTATCGTTCATACAATCAGTCGATATGGTTGATGAGCGCGTCACAATCCAATCACAGGTATCCCATAGTTCAGGTCAGTGGATCCGCTGTTCGGCAATGGTCCCGCTCCCCGATAACAGCAAGAATGTCCCGCAGGACATTGGGATCATCAGCACATACATTCGTCGGTATCAAGCGCAGTCCATGTTCTGCATCAACGCAGAGGACGATACGGACGCTCAGACGCTTTCTGAGCGCGTGGTAAGCCTAGACCTGGACGCTAAGAAAGTAGCCCATATCGACGCTTTACTGGACTCTACGAAGGCCAATCGAGCCAAGTTCTTAGAGATCTATCACGTCAAGAAGATTGAGGATCTGAACGATACTCAGTACCAAGCTGCGGTTAAGCAGTTGCAGGAAAAGAAGAGCAAGCAAGCAAGGAGCAAGTAATGAGAAAGCGATTCTTAGATTGGGGTTTTTTTATCGAGCGTAAGGAGTTCATACGCAAGCCTGATTTCCAGAGATTGTACCGATGAAGATCCATGCCGTAGAGCAAGGGACGCCTGAGTGGTTTCGCCTGAGATTAGGCAAACCCTCAGCGTCTCGCTTTAAGGACGTGGTAACGCCGAAAGGCAAACTGTCTGCTAGCGCAGATAAATACCTAAACGAACTATTAGCGGAGAAACTAGCTATGAAGCGATTCGACAGTTTCGACACTTTTCATATGAAAAGGGGTCGCGAACTCGAACCACAAGCTGCATCAGTGTTTGAGTTTCAGACGGAGTTAGCGTGTAGGGAAATTGGTTTTGTTACGGATGACAAAGAACAAATCGGTTGCAGCCCAGATCGATTGGTTGACGGTGTTGGGTTAGAGATCAAGTGTCCAATGCATACCACGCATATTGGGTATCTTAGGGACTATGCTAGCACCGGGCAGATGCCCAGTGAGTACTATGCCCAGGTACAAGGCACTATGTGGATCATGGGTTTCGATTGGTACTACTTCATGTCGTACCACCCCGACCTACCGAATTTGATCATCCGCGTTCAGCGGGATGATGAGTTTATCGCTGGTCTTTCAGCGGCGATTAAAAAACTTCTGGAGGACCTCAATTCCGAATACGAGAAAATAGGAGAACTCAATGGAATATGATAATCGCGGCAAGGTAAGTCTTTGGAAAAATGATCGTGAAGGTGCTACGCAACCTGTGGTCACGGGCAATCTGGTTGCCCACAGAGACATCAAAGAAGGGGAGACCATTCGTATTGCTCTATGGAAGAACGATGATGTAACTGGCCGACAGCCGGTTATGACAGGTAAAATCAGTGATTCCGATCAGAAGAGTAACGACGATGACCTACCGTTTTGATTTCGGCAAAGGCTTGCGTCTCATTCAGGCAGAAAAGGCGGTCAGTTCTTCGGAACTGGCTCGCCAACTGAATGTCAGCAGACAGCAAATCAGCATTTGGAGATACGCAGAAGATGGAAAACTTTCGCTACTTTCTAAGATATGCGACAAGCTTGATTGTGAAGTTGATCACTTCTTGGACAAAGCAAGTAAGTAGATTTATCAAGATGTTATGGCTTGAACTTAAACTGATAGGTGAAGATATCATCGACGAGATCAGACGAAGATGAACGGCGTGTTCTGGATGATACGCAGTGCGAAAGATATAGATACTGTCTTAAAATTCTTTCGTAAGTCATTGGAAGAATGGGACTTTTCCAGGCCAGTGGCATGGAAGCTAGAGCCCTATTCAAGCCTACGCAGTCTGTCTCAAAATGCGCTGTTTCACATGTGGTGCGGAGAGATGGCAAATCACTTTTCCAGCAAGCTAGACATCACACCTGAGCAGGTTAAGATGTTGATGAAGAACGAATTCCTGGGTACTGAGGACGTTATCATCAACAACACAGTTATAGAAAATCAACTGAGATCGACATCAAGTCTGAGCAAGGGCGAGATGCATCAATTCATGGAGCAAGTGTTTCACTGGGGCCTAGACCATGGGGTGCAATTAACCAACCCCAAGAACTCTGAGTTTGCCCGTGCCCGAAACGCTGCGATCTAAGGCTTTGAGATTGTTTCAGTTGAAGCGGCGTCTCGAAGAGTCTAACGAGACGGGCTTTTGCTCATGTGTCACCTGCGGAAAGATTGGTCACTACACCAAGATGCAAGGAGGGCATTTCATACCAAAGGGCAAGTCATCGTACCATGCGTTCAATGAGGACAACGTGCATGTTCAGTGCCCAGGTTGTAACTTGTACGGCATGAAACATGGCATCGCTGCGCACAACTACACCATGTGGATGATCGAAACCTACGGGAAAAGTCAAGTTGATCAAATGTTGGCAGACGCCAATAAACCTATTAAATTGTACGCGGCTGATTATAGGGACATGATCAAAAGCTACAATGCCGAAATTAAACGACTCAAAGGAAGATTGCTTTGACTGCGAAGATCGAGCGGTTCATGCGCATCACGTCGTTCCTCGTAGTCTCGGGGGCACTAAGACTGTTTTTCTATGCGCTGAGTGTCATGGCAAAGTCCACAACCGAAACTTCATCGACTCAAGCGCCCTGGTTAAAAAGGGTCTGGAGAAACGCAAGAAAGAAGGCTACCACCATGGTACGCCGCCTTTTGGGTACAAGCTCGAAAACGGAAAACTGAAAAAAGATTTAGCGGAGTACAAGATACTCAAGATCATCATCGATTTATACGAAAAGGGGATAAGCGGTGCAAAAATACGGGACGAACTCAACCGACGAAAGTTGGCGAAACGGAATGGTAAAGTTTGGGACAGATCAACAGTCTATGAGCAAATCAAAAAGTATAGACGGCGTCAGCGAGACAGCCTGGAATCTGGTAAATAAGCCGCCACACTATAATAAGGGTGGAATCGAGGCGATTGATTACATCAAGCAGCAGCTTGGGACCGGGTTCAAGGGCTACCTTGAGGGGAACGTCTTAAAGTACATTCATCGACATAAATACAAAGGTAGCGCCAAGCAAGATCTTGAAAAGGCTCGTTGGTACTTGGATCGCTTGATTGAGGAGCTTAATAAGTGACACGTTGTTTTGAATGTGGAAATTCCGCTCAACACCAACACCACGTAATACCAAAATCATATGGCGGGACAAAAACAATACCTCTTTGCTGTTCGTGTCACGGGAAAGTTCATTCGCCGCATTTGCTAAAAACATCAATTATGACTAAAAAAGCGATGCGAAAAATGATTTCGGAAGGTAGGTACACAGGTGGGCAAGTAAAATATGGATACAAGGTAGTCGAAGGCAAATTAGTAGAAGATGAAACAGAGCAGTGTGCAATTACGCTGATAAAAAAGTACAGATCTTTAAAATGGTCTTACCTTAAAATTGGTCGTGTGCTGAAAGATTCTGGCTATGTTTCGCGCACTGGCAAAAAATTAAGTCACAAATCCATCAAGCATATTTTAGAAAGGACACCTGTCGCTTGATCGAGGAACATAAACTGAAGTAAGATAATTGTGTCGGCGGGATTGGCAGTCCCTGAAGGCCGATTTGAGATAGGGATCAATAAGAACCGTGCGCAAACCGACACGGCTGTAATTATCCCACCTCTGCCTTCTG